AGGTACTCCGTAAATGTTACAAAGTGCTTTCATATCCCATTTCTCACTTTCAATGATATCTAATTCAACAGGACTTAAACCGATTTGTTTCCAATCAACTTTATAACCACTAACCGCAATTGAATTAAAGTTAGCAGAGCCACCTTTTTCGCTTACTGCTCTCTTAAGTGCTTGTGCTTGTTGTGTTCCACTAATAGGGTCAAAGCGTTCATCATTCATAAAAAGAACTCCAGCTGGACCACCATTCTGGAAAGAAGCAACCGCTGCAGTCTTTGCTTCGTTTGAACGAGTCAAGTTTTTCGCAGCAGCCATCAATGGTGATTGACCATATAGTTGATTCCCAGTTGTATTCCATTGTGGATTAAAGTATTTGTCTTGTAATATTTCTTGTTTAGTAAAGTTCCAAAGTGGACCATAATTCAATTGATACCCAGCAATAGTTGGTGGAAAGTTTTGAATGTCCGCTAACACGTACATATATTGAGAAGGTAGCACGTACATTTCATATGGTTTGCCGTTGTTGTTACCACCTTCAATCATCTTTGCGTAAATGAAAGAGTTACCTGTAATCAACTTAAACGCACACCAAGCCTCTACGAAATCGCCAAAAGTATCTTCACCATTTGGATATTTTAATAACTCGTTTAATCTTGCATCGCCTGTATATAATTCAAATGCTTTCTTATGTAGCTTTTCAATGTCTTTCCAGTTCTCTATTTTATCTGGTTGGCTCATTAACGCTTTATACTTCTTTGCGGAAGTTTCATCTACTACTTTGTAAACGTGGAATGGTGCAAGTTTTGCTTTATCCGTAATTAATTTTACGATTGAATAAACTATATCATTTGCCGAATAACCATCACGAACAAAGCTAATATTATCTCCACCTTGCCAAGTAATTATTCCTTGTTGTATTGCTACTTGTCCGTTAAAAGGAATTTGTGGTAAAACAGTTGATAGTTTTTGTCTTTTAGTAAAAAAGTCAAGTAATCCCATTATATATGAATTTTAACAAAGTTAGACAATTTATCCTAAAATACCGACACCTCAAATTTAGGCTTGGTTAAATGCGTAAATACGGCATACCTACAAGCATCCATCAAGTCATCATTTGCCTTTACAGGTTCTTCTATTACGTTATCGTTTTTATCCTTTTTCCATTTGTAAGACATAAACTCCCTTCTTAGGTTTTTGCTATTGTAGTGCAAATTTATTGGATAAGATTTCATCTTTACTATTCCTGCCCATACATCCTTTTGCGCTGGTTTAATGTTAAAGCCTTGTCGGTAAAGTTCCTCAATAGATTTAGGCTCGGCAGCATCCGCATAGATTGTTGCACGTTCTGGTAGCTTTTCTTTAATCAATCTTGATAGGTCGCTAAGAGTCAGTCCGCTTTGATAAACTATTTCCTCAAAGTAGTTTTGTCCTTCATAGTGAGTAACCTTTATAAGTGCAGCTGGGTGAACATAACCAAAGTCTAACCCATAGAACACATCCCCATCTGGTGCTTCATCGTATTGTTTCCATTGAGTGTATATGATTTCCTTTGCCGAACCTCGTTCACCTAAGCCGTAAACTTTCCACATAAAGTCATCTGGCAAATCTTTGTATTGCTCAATGTTTCTTATTTGGCTTTCACTAAGGTTTGAGATGTTGTTTAGGTAGGTAGAATGGATGCGTTTGTTCATTGGGTTATCAGCTATATCATAAACCCAAGATATAAAGTCGGCAGGATTCCAGTCTAAGAATACTTGTCCAGTTGTACGAATTAAAAGCTGGTCAAATAAAGCCTTACTAATTAGGTTTGCCTCGTTTACAAATAGTATATCCCTTGCTGGTCCTTTTGCTTTATCGGGGTCTTCAAGACCGAATAACTCAATGTAAGAGCCGTTCTTAAAAGTATAAATGAAATCGGTATATCGGAAATCCTTTTCATCCCAAATATTCCATTGCTCTAATATGCTTTTAAAATCCCTATATACTCCACGCTTAATATGAGGTAGCGAATGCGATACCATTGAAACCCTTGTATTAGGTTTGCTTATTGCAATGTGTATTAACAATTGAACAACCGAATAGCTTTTGCTTGACCTTGACCCACCTTCATTGCATATTATTGGATAACCTTCTTCATATGCTTTTTTATTTGCATAGAATACAGGTGTAGCCTTAATCTTTAATTGGTTGACAATCTGCATCTGGTTCTATTGTGATTTGCACATTACCCTTTATGTCGGCGGTTATGTCGGTTGTTTGTTTAGGTCTGCCCTCTAATCTATCCAAAAGGATTTCATAAGCCTTTAAATCGCCTTTTCTCGCCTTTGCTATAATCTGCATATCTAATTGCTCGGCTATTGTAAACTCCTCATCTTCGCCTGTTACCGGATTTCGCACCTTAGTAACTAACTCCAATAAACGTAAAAGTCTTGTCTTGCTATTAGGAACACCTTTAGGTCTGCCGTTAGGGTTTGCTACTTGTCCTTTCTTAAATGGGGTTAAATTCTGTTCATTTGCCATAATTTCACATTTGTTTCACTATTTTACAAAGCTACTCCGTTCTTTTTGATAACCAATGATGGGTCAAGTTTTTTCATTCTGTCTACGATTACTTGGCAGTATTTTGGGTCTAATTCCATACCATAGCATTTGCGTTTAAGTTGGTGTGAAGCTAACATTGTAGTTCCAGAACCTAAGAACAAATCTAAAATCAATTTAGAATCTTTAGCTAAATCATTTAATATTTCATCAACTAATTTTACTGGCTTTTGTGTTGGATGCAATCTTTTACCACCATCTGAATTAACAAATCCTCCGTGTACTATTTTATAAAACCTATCATATCCAGAAGTTATATCTATCCAAGCTAACTCAAAAGGACTGCCTAATGCTTTTTCTGCTCCTTCCCCTCTTTTATACCAAACCGCCCATCTTCCTCTATGAGGCAATTTATTTGGGAAACAATTTGCACCCCATACAACTTTAGGACAATCAAATAAGAATAAATTAGCAATATCAACTCCTTCTTCATCGTTTTTAATTACTTCAAATTTATTGCTTGTTTTGTAGCCACTATTTTCAGATGAATAGTTTATACCATATGGTGGGTCAGTATGTATAAAATCTGGGTTTTGTCCGTTCATTAGCTTTGCCACTTGGTCGCTATCTGTACTATCCCCACAAAGTAATCTGTGTTCGCCTATCTCAAATAAATCGCCTAAGACAATATCCGTTTCGCTTCCGCCATCTGGAACGGAAAAGTTATCTTCTTCAGCCTCTAATACAGTTGCATCAAAGTTAGGTATATCAAGACCCCATTCTGTTAGTAATTGCTCATCCCAATTATTAGCTAAGTCATCCCAATCCCACTCGCCATACCCTACATTGTCCTTTACAATAAACTCTTTCTTTTGTTCTTCGGTTAGTTCTTTTGCTTGTTTTACAGGTACATCCGTAAGCCCAGCTTCAATACAAGCCTTAAGCCTCATATTTCCACCTAATACAATATTGTTCTCATCTATTACTATTGGTCTAAGTTCAAGCATTTGTGGAAAGTCTTGAATTGACTTAACCAGCTTCTTAAACTTGTCATCCTTAATAATTCTTGGATTGTTGGGATTAGGTTTAATTTCGTTGATGTTCATTATCTGTTTTTTGTTGGTGTTCGTATTGAAATAATACTATCTACTTTCTTCTCTAAATTGTCATATCCTACCCATTTGCCACACTTAGTACATTCAAATTGAGTTTCTTTTATCTTACCAAACCAAACATAGCCTTCGGTAAGTTGACCGCATTTACAGGTATATAACTTCTTTCCGTATGTGTCTTTCATTATCTGCCCTGTTTGTTATATGGTTTAACTGGCTTGTCCTTTGGACCAAATGTCTTTTTGTACTTGCCACACTTTCTTTTCCCAAATGATACTTTGTTATTGCTGCTTACTTTCGCCATAATTATTGATTAAATCTGCCATAAAATTAAATCTTTGTTCTTGGGTTTCGCCAAATACATAATGGGTAGTTCCATCAATGTCAAAAACATAGCAAGGGTAACCTGCTATTTCTTGCTCTTTGCACGTTTCAAATATATTACTTGTATTTGTCAATTAGTTCTATTAATTCGTTTCTTTGCCATTTCTTTAGCCTATTGTTTACCGCTTCAAACTCTAACTCCTTCACCGCTTTTTCACCAATCCTTTCTACAAGTCCAATTCGGTACATTGCTTGGTTGCCGTGTTTAAACATATTGCATCCAGCACATTGTAAATGGATATTCCATTCGTTAAACCTTAAAGCCGAATAACCTTTAACTGTAAAGTAATGTCCAGCTTGATTACCATTGTAGCTTCCGCAACTAATACAAGGCAATCCTTCATCCCTTTTCCTTATGTACGCATTTACTACCTTTTGGGTCTTTTCTAACAACTTAGGTAAAGGTATCAATGGCATAAAGCAAAATTAGGGTTACTTTTTCAATCTAACAACACATAATCTTTCGTTATGCTTGTATCGTTTTTTGTTTATTGGGTTCATATAGGTCATAATCGTTTTATAGTCAGTACCTAAAAACCTAATCGCCTTTGCTATTGACCTAAACCATATTTCCTCTTTTGTATCTAAATAAATTAATCTTACTTCAATGTTATTGTCTATTCCTGTCATCTCAATAATCGTTTTATTTCAAAGTATAAATGTGCAGTTAAATAAATGCAACAAGCTAAAGGAACACTGATAAGCATAAACTTTAGCAATTCGTAAATAAATGTTAATTGTTTCATATGTTATTTGTTTTTACATAAAAAAATAATGAATCAAATTTAGAATGTGCAAGAAAATAACTTCCATCTTTGCATTGATATAAATTAACACTTCTTCTATTTACCTTGTCAATAAATCTTGTTTCTATAAATTTTGAAAATAATCTTTTCATATTGTTTAGTTTAAAAAACCACCCCAAGTTCCCTAATTACTATCTTGGTTAAAAATATTTAATTCTTGAGGTGGCTATAATTGGTTTTGTAAAAATAGGTACAAAGTATATCTTTTGCACTCATTTTTGATAAATATTTCATTATTTAATTTCTCTAAGTCCTTCGGTGTTTTAGCCGTTACCTTGTAATGTGCTATTATCTTTTTCTTTATTTGGTCTGCTTTCTCTTGGCTTAGATTGTCCTTATTTAGTTCCTTTCGTTTCCATAGTACATCAAAAGCCATCGTATTTAGCAACTCCCAGCCTCTTTTAGCCGACTTATTCCAATTTTCGTACAATGCTTCAATAATTTCATCATCGTTGATTTTAGGTACTTCTATTGGTTGCGGTTCTACATAGGTCTTTTGTCTTACTTGCAAAGCTATTGGCTTATAAGCAGACATTACATCACCAAAGAATTTAGGGGTAAACATTATTGCTTTGTCAACCGATAATTTCCCCATTGCGTAAAGTTCAAAAGCTACTCCAAGTTCCTTTAGTTTAAAGTTTCCGTAATTCTTAATAACAAATTCGCATAAAAACTGAAACAACTCTATTGTAGGGGTTTGACATCCGCTTAAAGCTATACAGGTCTTTAAATGTTCCTTAACTTCAATCGGTGAACATCTGCTAACACTCATTGTTTCTAAAGCCATTACAACCTTTTGTTCCTCTTTATCAAGTTTAGTATAAATCTCTAAGGGAATTGGATTGTTGCTCTGTAAAAGTTGGTTTGCGATTGTAGCTAATTCCTGTTGCATTTGTTTCGTTTTTAAGTGCAAAAAAACCTTTCCAGCCTTTTGCTAATGATTGTTCAATTATTTGTAGTGCAATTTGTTCATCTCCATCTGATAGTTTAACCAAGTCTTTTAAAGCTGCTTGTTCGCTTTGTGGAGTAGCGTATGTAAACTTAAATTGTTTTCTTTTAAATTCCTTCCACATTTCCCAATAATTTATAAATTCTTCACTTTCAAATGGCATTGTTACCATTACCTTAACCTTATCCTTAACCATTACCTTATCCATAACCATAACCTTGTCCCCTTGCAAGGGGCTTGTATGAGGCTTATAATTGTCAATTTGTTCTTTATATCTTTCTAAATTTTTGATTATTCCTGTATGTGCTTTATTGTTTTCGCTTAAACCGCTTGGATATTGAAACTCTATAAAACTTGGAACAAACCATTTTGAGCCATTTTCTAATGGTATTATTTTATCGCCAAAATACTCTAATGCTTTTTGTTCATCTAATTTTTCGCCAATCCTTATTTGTGCAACTTCTATATCAACTTGCCATATTCCAGAATGGTCGCAGTCATCACATACATATAACCAAAGCAGCTTATAAGGGGCTTTTAAAGACCTAATAAAAGGCTTTTTCCACTTTTCTGTGTCAGTAAATCTTTTAGGCATTGTTAATATATTTTAAATAAACATTGTTATAAAATTCCATTACTATTTTATGCTTAAAATTACCAGCTTTTTCAAGTCTTAACATCAACTCTTTAAGTTTATTTTTTGCTAATTCTTCTAATTCATGGCAAGGAATACATAGTGTTGTAAGATTATCTAAATCATAATCCCAAGGTTCTTTCCCAAAATCGTAACTTTTGTGATGTATGTGTAATGTAGTTGTTTCATCATTACATAATTTGCATTTAAAATCATCCCTTTTCATAACCTCAAGACGTTTTTTTTGCCATCTTGGGTCTTTTAGTTTTTCTGAGTAAGTCATAAAAATAAAATAGCCCGCAGATTTGCTGGTAGTACGAGTACCAACGCCTCCTTGGGCAAAAAGTTTTAGATTAGAATCTCGTACATTCTACTGCAAATATAATCAATTAACCGAATACTGTGCTATTTGCTTCTTATTTTTTAGCTTAACAATAGTAGTTTTAATGTTCATACCATCGTTTCTAAGGTCAGCTATTCGTGCTGCTAATCTAAAGCATCCGAACTTGTTTAAAGCATCAATTGGGGTTAATTTTCTACCCTTATTTAGGTAGTTTGCGATTTGTTGGTTTTGGCTCATAGTTGTAGGTTTTAAATTTGCGCTTTACGTTATCGCCCAACGTGGGGGTTAGAATGGCAAGTCGTCTTCTGATTCTTGTTGGTTTACGGCAAATTCTTTTTTACCTGTTGCCTTTACTCCATTAAAAGCAACTTCTTTTCCTCTACCACAATAGTTTTTCTTTGCCTTTTCGGCTCTTTCTTCTTTGGTTTGGTTGTTCCATACTGTGTGGGTGTTACTATTTTCGTCAATTTCTTTTAAGTAATCGGTAGCTATGTTTGCGTAGTGTTTGCCATTTTTAGCTTCTTTCCAATTAATTTCTTGTTTGCAAATGTTTAATACAATCATTGTTTTTAGTTTTCGTGTTTATTAATTTGTTCTTGTTCTAATGCTATTTCGTTTTGTCTATCTTGTTCTTTTTCTTCCTCATCTTCTTCATCTTCTTCCCAATCGCAATGTTCTAAACAATCTGGACAAATTCCAATTTCATCCATATCGGTATATGCTCCGCAGCAAGTTGAATAAGGCATAGTTAATCATTTAAATAGTTTTCAAATACCTCAAATTTATCAGCTAACATTTGATAAGGAATGTAATCCCTTTTAGGTTGGTCTAATAACTCTGGGAAGTGTTTTTGTTTATGTAGCTTAAGTTTATACTTAGCTAAATTTAATTGATGAATCATTTCACTTGCGTTTTGTGGGTAGCTTGTATCAACTTTGTAATTCCAGAATTTAACTTCCTCTCTTAAATCCCATAATCTTTTTAATGGTGTCATAAAGTTTGTTTTTTCTTGGTAAATAATTTAGTTACATCTTTAGTTGCAAGTTCGCTATTTAGTGCGTAAAGTTGGCTTAATTCGGT